CCGGCTGGCGGCCGGGCTGGAGAGCCTGATCATCCCGCAGTCGGAGAAGTGGCACGGCCTGACCACGGCGCAGATGAACGACGAGGAGACGAGCGAGGAGCTGGAGTGGGCCGAGGGGCTGCGCGACTTCATCTTTCAGGACGTCCGCTATCTCGCCAACTCCTACTTCGTGCCGGCGACCCAGTCGGTGCTGCGCAACATCGTCCGCTACGGCCCGGCCTACCTGTACTCGGAGGAGGGCTTCGGCGGCACGCTGGTGCGCTACGCCTCGGTCCCGGTGGCCGAGGCGTACATCGCCCGCGACCGCTGGGGCAACGTCGACACGTTCCACCGCAAGTACACCCGCACGGCCCGCCAGTGCGCCCAGATGTTCGGCTACGACAAGCTGCCGGCCAAGATCAGGCAGCTCGTCGACGACCCGCAGAAGCAGATGGAGAAGGTCAGTCTGCTGCAGTGCATCAAGCCCCGCGACGAGCGGCGCGTGTACCGCAGCGGCGACCGTTACACCTATCTGGACGCGCCGTTCGCGTCCTACCACGTCATCGAGCAGGAAGAGAGCATCGCCAAGGAAGGCGGGTTCGAGACCTTCCCGGTGGCCTGCTTCAACTGGCGCCGCTACGAGGGCGACACCTATGGCATCAGCCCGACGATCGACGCGCTGACGACCGTGCGCGAGACCAACGCGGTGCGCCGCGACGGGCTGCGGCTGCTGCAGCACGCATCGAACCCGGCGCTCGCCTACCGGGCCCGCGCTGGCGATGTGCCGCCGGTGCTTAACCCCGGCGAGAAATACCCCGGCCTCATGAGCGAGGACGGCCGCCTGCTGATCGCGCCGATCACCACCGGCGACCGTCCCGATCTCGCCTTCAACTACGCCAACGAGCGGGCTGAAGAGATCAGGGACATGCTGTTCGTGAACCTGTTCCAGATACTCATCCAGAACCCGCAGATGACGGCGACCGAGGCGCTGATCAGGCAGGAAGAGAAGGGCGCCCTGCTCGGCCCCTCCGGCTCTGTCATACAATCCGGGTTCGCCGCCAATCTCGACCGCGAGCTGTCGATACTGGAGGCGAAAGGCCTCTACGACGAGGGCTCGCGTTTCCTGCCGCCCGCGTCGCTTGCCGGCAAGAGCGTCAAGCCGGTCTTCACGAGCCCGCTCGACGTGCTGCGGCGCGCCGCCGAGAGCCGCGATGCCGACCTAGTCGTGCAGGCCGCGCTGCAGTACGCGGCGGCCAGTCAGGACGTCTCGATCCTCGATCGTATCGACGGCGACGAGTACCTGAAGATCAAGAAGGAAGCCTCGCGCGCTCCGCAGCGCCTGCTCAGGACCGACGAGGAAGTCGAGGAGATGCGGGCCGCCCGCTCCAAGGCGCAGCAGTCACAGCAGGGAATGGCGGCGATGCAGGGCATGGCCAAGGCCGCCAAGGACGCCGTGCCGGCGCTGCAGCAGGCGCGTGACAGCGGCATGCTGCAGCAGCTGAGCGCGATGCAGCCGCAGGTGCAGCCATGATCGGGAAGAAGCCGTTCGCGCGTTCCAAGGCGGCTGGCTCGCAGCCGGCCGCCAATCTCGCGCTGGCGAAGGCGTACCAGCGCCTGTTCTCCGGTAACGGCACGATAGAGGACGGTGAGATGGTGCTCACCGACCTTGCCACCGAATTCGACTATTACCGCCGCCCGCGCTACGTGGACTGGCTGGCGCGACGGCAGTCGCCCGATGGGTTCGAGCTGCACTCGGCGCTGTGCAATGCGCGCGCCGAAGTGGTGCAGCGAATACTTGACCACGTTAGACTTGGCGAAGAGGACATGCTAAGGCTTGAAGCAGCCGCGAGGCTGGAACGTTAACGCTCCCCAAGAACGGAGAACTGCGATGGCACGAGGACTTCAGAGAACGCTTCAGCGGGCCGCGGCTCGCGAGGCAGGATCGGCGCCGGCGAAGGCCGGGCTCAAGGCGGTCACCACGGGCGGCAACGGCCGCTTCAGGACCGTGGTCACGCTGACCGCGATGGAAATCGCCGTCACCAGCGCGCTGAAGTACGGCAGCCAGAAGCTGTTCGATTTCGCCCCCGGCAAGATCAGGATGCTCGGCGGCACGGCCAGTCTGGCCTTCGCGGTCACCACGACACGCGCCTCGACGATCATCGCCAGCGCAGCGATGGACTGGGCCCTCGGCACTGCGGCGGCGTCCAACGTCACGCTGGCCACCACCATGGTCGACGTCATCGCCAAGCAGGACAAGACGCTCGATGGCGCCGCGGCGGCCTACACGACCGCGCAGGCGGCCGACGTCGCCGCGGCTGCCACGCATGACGGCACGGCGACCGCCAAGGACGCGTACCTCAACATCGGTTTCCCCACCGGCACCGACGTGCTCGGCAACGGCACGATTGCCGTCAATGGCACGATCACGCTGCTGTGGGAGAACTGGGGCGACAACGCTTAACGGAGAGTTTCCATGGCAGTGGAAGACAAGGCAGACGCAGGGTCCGTGGCTGACGATGGTCAGTCGGCGGGCGCCCCCGCAGTGCCGAAGGCCGGCGCGGACAACGGGTCCGCCGCGCAGGCTGACAATCCATTTTCCGGTCTTCAGGACGAAGGCGCCCGGAAGTGGGTCGAGACCAAGGGCTACAAGACGGTCGACGACGTCGTCACGGCAGCGCACAGCCTCGAACAGAGGATGGGCACCGTGGTGACGCCGCCTGCGGCCGACGCTCCGAAGGAAGAGTGGGACAAGTTCTACGAACGTCTCCCCGAAGAGCGGCGTCCGCTTGCCGACCCCGGCAAGATCGAGTTCAAGCGTCCGCAGGACTACCCGGAAGACCTGCCCTACAACGAGGAGCTGGCCGAAGCATCCAAGCCTTGGATGGCGGAGGCCGGGCTCACCCGTTCGCAGGCGCAGGCCATGCACGACAAGTTTGCTGGCTACATGGCCGAACAGGCGAAGATGCAGGTTGCAGAAATCGCCCGGCAGGTCGAGGCCACGCACGACGACCTCGTGAAGGACTGGGGTCCGCTGGAGAGCGAAGGCTTCAAGCAGAAGCTGGAGCTGGCCGACCGGGCGATGAAGAAACTCGGCCTCGTCGACGCCTACAAGGCGAAAGGCATCCTGCTCGCCGACGGCAGCTTGACCGATCCTCAGATCGCTCGGGCGTTCAACGTCATCGGCGAGACGATGTTCAGGGACGACAAGATCGGCGCCGGCGACGCGGTGAGCGGGGGCAACCCGTTCAAGACCCGCGACGTTGACGCGATGTCAGCCATGGCCAAAACCGACCCCGAACGAGCCAAGAGGCTAGCCAAGGAAGCAGGCGTGGACGTAAACCTGTACTTCCCCAGCAACCCGCAGTAATCGGGCGACGCTTCGAAGCTGCAGCTAACGGAACGAGAAAATGGCAGACGCATACACAAAACTCACCGACAGCATCATCCCGTCGGTCTACGCTGCCTACTCTTTCGAAGAGCATGTTCAGAAGATGGACATCTTTCAGGCCGGCGTTCTCTACGCCGACAGCTCCATCTCCAGCAAGCTCTCGATGGGTGGGCGTTCTGTCGACATGCCCGGGTGGAAGGACCTCGGCAACGATGCTTCCGAGCCCGTCAACGATGACGAGACCGACAGCATCGAGATGAAGAAGATCGGCACTCGCCGCGAAGTTGCCGCAAGGCATATCCGTGCGCAGGCTTGGGGCGTTCCCGACCTGACCGCGGTGCTCGCCGGTGACGACCCGCTCAAGGTCATCATCCGCCGACAGACCGACTACTGGCAGCGGGCCCACAAGAAAACCCTGATCGCCATGCTGCAAGGCATCATCGCGGACAACATCGCCAACGACAGCGGCGACATGGTCCGCGACACCAACGCCTCGATCGCCGACACCGACATCATCGAGGCGGCCTACCTGCACGGCGACCGGGCCGACGACTTCAGCGCCATCTGGATGCACTCCAAGCAGATGCGCGTCCTGAAGCTCGCCGACCTGATCGACTACGTGCCGGTCAGCGAGCAGGGTGGCATGCTGCTGCCCTACTATCAGGGGCTGCGGGCGATCGTCGACGACGACATTCCGGTGTCCGTCGGCGAGTACACGGCCTTCATGTTCAAGCGTAACGCGATCATCTGGAACGAGCTTCCGGTGGCCACCGAAGGCGGCCCGCTGGAGTTTGACCGGAAGCCGCGTCAGGGCCATGGCGGCGGCGTGACCGAGATGGTCTCCCGGCGTCACTTCGTGCCGCACACCACCGGCTTCCGCTGGCTCGACGCCAGCACCGCCGGCGAGTTTGCGACTGACGCCGAGCTGGCGCTCGCCGCCAACTGGGATCGTACCGCGACCAGCGTGAAGAACACCCGCTTCATCGCGCTGAAGACCACCGAGGCGTAAGCCGGAGTGCGGGGGCGGCCACGGCCGCCCCCGGCCTTCGTAGGGGAGAAAACGAATGCAGAAGTACAGGCCCCCGCGAACCAAGCCAGTCTCGCGGCACGCCCCGATGCCGCCGCTGGAGAAGGTCAGCACGGCGGCCCCGCAGTTCGGCAAGAGCCGAAGGCAGCGCCGTCGCCGCCGCGTGCTCCTGAAGCCGTTGCCAGCTTCCGTGTGAACCTATGCCGCTGACGACGCTCACCAAGGTCAACGTCGCCAACATGGCGCTCGGCATTCTTGAGGAGGCGCCGATCGCCGCGCTCACCGACAACAAGCGGTCGGCGCGGCTGGCGAACCTGCATTTCGACATCACCGTCGAGCAGGAGCTGCAGGCGAACGTGTGGAAATTCGCCATCAAGAGCACGTCCCTCACCGGCACCGACACCGGTTCCATCGCCGGGTCGCTGAACTGGGAGTACGACCTGCCGGCCGACTTCGTGCGCATGCTGCCGCTCGGCTACGACGAGACGCACAACGCCACCCCGGTGTCGTGGGAGCTGCGCGACGGCAAGCTTTACTCCGATCAGGACAGCCCCCGTACCTTCCGCTACATCTACAACGTCACCGACCCGCAGGACTGGGACGCCCTGTTCGTCGACGTCGTGACGGCCGCCCTTGCCGTCAAGCTGGCGTGGCCGCTGACGCACAAGCAGAGCGCCGTGCAGCTGGCCACGGCGGCCTACGATCGCGCCGTCGAGAAGGCGCAGACCTTCAACGCCGTGCAGCGCGCCGGGACGCTGAACGCCAACTCGTGGGCGATCGCGCGCGGCGATTACCGTTGGAGGGTCTGACATGACCCTCTTTCCGAACCAAGACACGTTCGTACGGGGCGAGCTGTCCCCGCGCCTGCATTCGAGCGCCTCGCTGCAGCTGTACCGGGCCGGGCTCGCCAAGTGCGAGAATTTCCTGACGCTGCCGCACGGCGGCATTCGGCGCCGCGGCGGCACCTACTTCGCCGGCGAGACGAAAACGTCGTCCAAGAAATCCCGCGTCGTGTCCTTCGTGCCGTCTGCAGATCAGGCATACGCGCTGGAGGTGGGCGACCTGTACATCAGGGTGTACTCTTACGGCGCCCGCGTCGGTGCCGTCGAGGTGGTGTCGCCGTGGACCGAAGCCGAGCTGCCGGACCTTCAGTTCTACCAGTCTGCGGACCAGATGTGGATCGCGCACCCGGGCCACGCCCTGCGCGTGCTGACGCGCCTGTCGCACACCTCGTGGACGCTTGCCGAGTACGCCACGAACGACGGCCCGTTCGACGAGATCAACGTCACCGGCACGACATTGACGCCGGCCGACTACGGCTCGGCCGTGCCGCCGATGACGAGCAACAACACGCCATCCGGTCTGGTATCCGCGTCCGTCGATGGGGTGAACGGCTACAAGGTGTTCGACAAGGCGCTCAACACCGACTGGCAGCCGCCTGTGGGGCCGGCGGTACTCAGCTACGATCTCGGCGCCGGGGTGTCCAAGGTCGTCGACGCCTACTCCATCACGGCCGACACGGCGACCGGCGCCGACGGTCTGGCCATGCCCAGCGTGTGGAAATTCGAGGGCTCCAACGACAATGTGACGTGGGTCACGCTCGACAGCCGTTCGGCGGAGACGGACTGGGCGAACGGCGAGAAGCGGTTCTTTGAATTCCGCAACACGACCGCGTACCGGTTCTACCGGCTGGACATCGCCGCCATCTGGCAGGAGCCGGGCGCCGCGGCAATCGACCTTTCGGAGCTTTCCCTGCATGAGGCAGGCGACAGCCAGACGCCTTTCAACCTGACAGCTTCCTCGATCACCGGCATCAACGACAACACCGGCTTTCAGCCGAGCGACGTGGGCCGCCTCATCCGGCTGCAGGGGTCCGACGGCGCGTGGCGCTGGGCTCGCATCGTGGCGCGCACATCGACGACGGTAGTCACGATCCGGCTGTACGGGCACGCGCTGCCCGACCTGTCGCCGATCGGCAACTGGCGGCTTGGAGCGCTGCACGGCGGCAGCAGCTATTCCGGGACCGTGACGGTGTATGAGGAGCGCCTCGCCATCGCCCGGCGCTTCTCCGTCTTCCTGTCGAAGACCGGCGATCTCGACCAGTTCTCGCCCGGCGAGGCGGACGACGAAGGGATGGAATTCGTCAACGCCGGTGGCGGGCAGGCCAACGACATCGTGTGGCTGGCCGACGGCGACGGCTACCTGCTCATCGCCACGGGTGGCGGGATACGGGCGCTGTCCGGTTCCGGCGTCGACGAGGCGCTGACGCCGTCGAGCTTCAAGAACCGCCGCTTCAAGACGCACGGTGCGGCCGCCATACAGCCGGTGTCGGCCGGCTCTTCGTTCCTGTACGTGGCTAGGTCAAGGCAGGCCATAATCGAACTGGCGGCAACGCAGTACAACCGCTTTGCTTCCGAAGAGGCCACGCAGGTTTCGGAGCACATACCCAAGAACGGCGTCATAGAGCTGGCCGTTCAGGAGACGCCTGATCCTGTTGTGTACTTTCCGCTCGACAACGGGGAGCTGGGGACGTTTACCCACCAGCCGTCACAAGAGGTGCGCGGACTTCACCGGCAGCGCGTAGGCGGCGCCCTCACCGGCGCCAGCTGGGCCGCGGTGGAAAGCGTATGCGTCACCCCCGGCGCCGACGGCGACAGCGACGACGTGTGGCTCGTGGTGAAGCGCACGATCGGCGGCGTGACCAAGCGCTACATCGAGGTGCTGCAGGCGCCCGCCGAGTACGGCGTCGTCATGGACAGCTTCAACGTGGACTGCGGGCTGACCTATTCTGGCGCGGCGACCGGCACCTTCACCGGGCTGACGCACCTGAACGGGCAGACCGTCGACGTGCTCGCCGGGAACAAGGTGTACCGTGGCCTGACGGTGGTCGGCGGACAGGTCACGCTGCCCGGCGGCGCCACCGCCACGCAGGCGCATGTGGGGCTGCCATACACGTCTGCCGCCGACACGCTGGAGTTGGACGCCGGCGGTCGCGACGGCTCGCTTATAGGCCGTCGCAAGAAGGTTTTCGGGGTCATCCTGTCGCTGCTGGAGACGGACGTAAGCGGTCTGCAGATCAGGTCGAAGATCGGCGGCGAGTGGGAAGATGTAGACCTTCCGACGAACGTCGCCGATGACGGCACGGTCTCGCTGTTCACCGGGAACGTGAAGGTGCTGATCGACGATAGCTGGGAGAGCAATGGACAGATCGAGATCAGGCACGTAAACCCTACGCCATGCACCATTCGGTCGATGACACCGATCTTCGACAGCGAGCCGTGATATGTGTACGCCCCTTCTAGCCCTCGGACTGCTCGGCACCGGCGTGCAGGCCGCAGGCATGATCATGCAGGGCCAGCAGGCGAACGCCATGGCGCAGGCGCAGGCTGCCGCGATCGAGCAGCAGCGCAAGGCCGACGCGGCGCAGGCGACCTACGAGATCGGCCGCGAGCGGCACCAGCAAGAGCTGGCCGCGGCGCGCGCTCGTGCTGCCGTGGGCGCGTCCGGTGTGGGCATGGCCGGCTCCCCGACCGAGGTCATGGCCGCCAACGCCGTGCAGGGCGAGCTTGACATTCAGGCTATCCGCTACGGCTCGCAGCTCCGCCAGAACGCGCTCGGCACGCAGGCTGACATTACCCGCATGCAGGGCAGGCAGGCGAAGACGGCCGGCTACATCGGCGCCTTCGGCACGGCAATCGGCGGCCTCACCGACGCCTACAGCCGCTCCATACAGATGGGCAAGAACCCGCTCGGCATGAGGGCC